AAAGTCGGCGCAGACTTTCTTTGTAAGAACCCCGCCGCATTCCTTGCGGATGAGCAGGGCCTTGGCAAAACACTTCAAGTTATCGCAGCGTGTGATACACTCGGCTTAACAAAGGTCGTTGTCATTTGTCCCGCCATCGCCAAGATTAACTGGCGTCGTGAGTTCGACAAGTGGGATACGGTTGAGCGCGAAGTAAAGGTATTCAGTTACGATAAGATCACGCAATCGAAGGAGGTTCGTAATGAAATTGCCAAGTTTGAACCACATGTCCTCGTCTTGGATGAAGCGCATTATCTCAAGAACCGTACTGCTAAGCGCACAAAGTATTTATATGGTCAGTACTGTCGCGGCGATGGGCTTGTTCGTTTCGCTGATCGTGTTTGGCTTCTTAGTGGTACTCCCATTCCTAATAACGTCAGCGATTTCTGGACGCATCTCAAGGCTATATGGAAGTACCCTCTAAACTTTACTGAGTTTACGACCTACTTCTGCAAGACATGGTGTGGCTCATTTGGGCTACAAATTCTTGGCAACAAGACTGAACGCATGGATGAGTTCAAGACTGTGCTGAAGGCAATCATGCTGCGCCGCAAGGGCGAGGTGGTGCTGAAAGATTTACCTCCAATATGGTGGCAATCTGCACCAGTTGAGATTGATAACTGGAGCGACCGCAAACACATCGACGACCCACGCCAAGCTGAAGCCGTTGATATGATCCTCGCGCATTCGCTTACCAATCAGGACTTGTCTTCAGAGATTGAGAGCCTTGCCCCTCACATCGCGTCACTGCGTCGCTTAACTGGTACGGCCAAGGCAGCGCCCATTGCCACACAGATAGCTGGCGAGTTGGCTGATGAGGCTTACGACAAGATCGTCATCTTCGCCTACCACACCGACGCAATCCAGACGCTGTATGATAAGCTGAAGGACTTCAATCCGGTGGTGGTCGCAGGCGGAATGGCAACAGCCGACCGTCAAGCGGCGATTGACAACTTCCAGACAGACCCAAAGGTGCGGGTATTCATCGGCCAGATCACCGCATGTTCTACGGCGATTACATTGACGGCTGCGAATCAGGTGGCGTTTGTGGAGATGGATTGGGTTCCGGCGGTGAACGCACAGGCGGCTAAGCGTTGCCACCGTATTGGTCAGACAAAGCCCGTCATCGTGCGGACGTTCGGCCTTGTCAATTCTGTTGATGAGATTGTGGCTAAGACCCTAGCCAAGAAAGCCCAGATGATTTCTGAGGCGTTAGATTGAGGGAGACCAAAGCGACTTCCATACTCCTTGGTCTCCCCCTTTTACTTAACTCATAATAGGTCATCCAAATCTGAGATGTCTGCGGACGGACGTTCCGACGCAGTAAACTCATCCGCAGCGGACAGTCGGCCATCCATACGAGGACCATCAGCCACCTTCTGAAGATTGCCTAGTGAAAACGAAACGCCGTTGTTTCCGTTGACGCTGTACGCATAGGCGCGCAGCGAAGCACGGACCTTGGCCCCTGGATAGATTTCCTTGGGGTCCGTGATCGGAGCGGGCTTACCATTCTCACCAGCAAACTTGCTGACAACGCCTGGAGCCTGCTTGGATTTGACATTCATGAAAACCGACCCTTCTGGGTAGCCCTTCTCTTCGCCATCGTTACGGAAAGGCATACGGATTTTGCCGCCTTCCATTAACGATTTGGTCTTGTCTCCCCACTTTTCTTTAGCAACAGACGCCGCAACCGCTTTCAGTTCCGACATGTCGGTTCCGTCAGGGAATACAAGGCAGCAAGAATAGACTGGCTCGCTTGCGCCTGGTGGAATCTGTGGTTCAAAGACATGCGGATAAGAGATGACTGCTTCTGGCGTAATAACTTTACTCATTTTAACTCTCCTTACTTAGATGAAATACGGATTTCTGTGGCAAGAGTTTCCTTTGCCAAGTCCAGCATACGCTCAGTCCAACGAACGGTGGTTTCGGCGGTCTCTTCCGAATACATTTGAAGCCCGTCTTCATCGCACCAGATCACAATCGAAGCGCCGGTAGGCGATACGGTGTCTATATGGTGGAGAATTTCGCGGCCATGTAGGTGTGTCTTACTCTTTTTTGTCGTATAAATCGTAGGCATCGGTGTTTCCTTATTCAACGGTGAACTCGTCTGCTGCCAACAGGGCAACAGCCGGACGGTTATCTGTATCAGCGACCATAGATGTGCCGGATGATACAGCTATTACGAGCGATGTCGGCAGGTTCTTCTTGCCCACAATGCGCTCGATCTGCGGTGGCGACTTCAACTTCTTTTCGTAGATGTCGTCGTCATCGAGACCTTCTTCTGTGGCCCAAGCCACAACCTCTTCCTCAACACGCCAGCGGCGCGTCGGTCGTTTCTCAACCAGCTTGTAGCCGGGAAGTTCCGCGCCAGTATCAAGCAGATTATTAGCGTGTCGGCGCAGAGACTTGATCCACTCTTCGATCAGCGGAACCCTTTGCAGATAGTCCGCGACCTCCTGTGGAGTTAGGTCATTGACGGTTCGTACTGTACCGAACTCGTCTTGTGCGACCTCAAGGGCGTTGTTGCGCAGGGCCGAACAAGTGCCAGCCGCAAGGCAGAACTTGCAATGGTCGCCAGAGATGCGTGGTGCGTCCGGCTTCAGGGACGCATACGCTGCGTCGATAAGTTCTGTGCCGTAGTCCAGTATGTCGTCCCGGCTGTAGCTGTACTCCCGCACCGGCCCGTCGGGGTGCATGGCGCGTGGCTGTACAACAACCGTTATAACTTTGTTGACTGGAGCCTTCTCGCCGATCTCAAGGATCGCGCCGAGCGCGTAGTATTTAAGCTGCTCGTTGTCTGTGACTTCAACCGCGACACCTTGGCCGTGCTTATAGTCGATGACGTACAGCGTCCCAGTTGCCTTGCCGTAAATGATGCAGTCAGCCGTGCCGAACATGGGCATAGGCGGGTCCAGCTTATCAAGGCTAAATCTTTTTTCGTATCTACAAATATTCGGTTCGGTCGAGGCCACATCGCGGATGTAGTCGATGTAAACCTGCACCGCACGGGCCATGTTGTCGTCAACCTTGTGGCCGTTATGCTCTTGGCCAATGAAGGCGAAGGCATCTTCATGTCCATTGACTAAGCAGAACTCGCCCAGTTCATGCGCTGCCGTACCAAGTTCGGCGTAAGGTGAACTCTCATTAGGGAAGGGAGCCTCGGCTTCGAGTGAACCAGGGCAATTCATACGGCGCTTTGCATTCGACGCGCCAAACTTTGCGTGTGCTGTCATTTCCGATACCTCTTTCCTACTTTACCTTCGGCGTTAACTGGGCATCCATCCGCCCATGCCGGAACGCGGGTCATAATTTCAATCATCTCTTCAAGCGAACCAAAATCATCTGGCACTTCGCTAATGATTTCATCGTGTACGGACAGGATTACGTTGTAGCCTTTCAGTTCCAACGCCATCATGGCCGTGGCCATAAGGTCGCGGGCGGTTGCTTGCACCACATTCTCCGTCAGTAGACCGCCCCAGATAATCTGGGACACCCACTGACGGGTTACACTATTCAACGTATCGACTTGCGCTGTGTCACGCATTGCCCCCCAAGGCGTCTCTCGCTGAATGATGCGCGGATTGTGGTAAGTAAGCGACCGCCCGCTAGGTAAGGGAAGGCCGACCGACCCAACACGGCCAGCCCCCTTAACCATCTCTACAAATTCGTTCTCACTATTACGCCAGTATTGCGCAATCCTGTCGTTCTTCTCACGGTACACGGACACGATGCGCTTAGCTTCGTCCTCGTCTACATTGATACCCATCGTGGCGCACTGCTCGGCGAAGCGTTTGCCGCCCATGCCATAGCCGCAACCCAAGATTGCCATCTTGCCAACTTGGCGCTGTCCGTCGGTCACGTTCTCTACGTTTATATTGTAGATGGCGGATGCCATTTCTTTGTACACATCCCCGCCCTTGCGGAACGTCTCAACCAGATCGGTCTGTCCGGCTATCCACGCCAAGACGCGGGCTTCAATGGCGGAATAGTCGGCAAACATAAGGCGGTGGCCGTCTTCGGCAATCAGCATCGAGCGTAACAGGTCGGAAGCTAGGACCGTTCCGGCCCCATATTCCGACACATCCTCGTCAGCCTTTAGCTTGGCGATGATCTCGTCCAACTCTGCTTGCTTCTTTTGTGGACGTGGGAAGTTCTGCGGCTGCACCAGCCGACCAGACCAGCGGCCCGTTGCCGCGCCATGATACATAAGGAGGCCGCGCATACGGTTGTCGGCGTTAGCTGCGTTAACCATCGCCTCATACTTAGCGGTGCTAGACTTGGCTCCGTCTTGGCGTAGGCGCAACACTTGCTTAATGACGGGGTGTAGCTTCTCCATGCCCAGCATCCGCGTCACGGTCTGCTTGTCCACGGACTTAACTTGTAGCCCATAGCTACGAAGCCACGCGGTTAAGTCCATTGCGTTCGTTGCTGCTTTGACATGGCCGTTGGTAAGGCGCTTGATCTCTGCGTCGATATTCTCTGACGCGGAGTTAGCAAGTTTGCTAACCCGTTCGATAAGGTCAAGGTCAACCTTAACGCCACGGTCGTTGATGCGCTGGTCAAGTTGATAGAGACGGCGTTCACTGTCAGGCATATCGTTCAGTGTCGCAGCTACGGACAGTTCTGTTTTAACATCTTGGATGCAGTACGCTACTAGCGTATCTATTTTATCCTTAGTGTTCCACCATGTGTAGCTACCGTCGGCGTTCACCTTACGGGGCCGTGCCATCCGGAGCATAAGGGCCGCGCCAGCTTTGTCCTTCTGTTCTTCAACGCCAAGGACGGACGCCGCTTGGCCTAGTGCGCGAGGTAGTCCCATCGCGCTGGCTTGCGCCATCGTGCAGCGCCATTGTTTAATCTTGGTGGGTGGCCACTCGTAACGCTCGGTCATGATCTCATTCCAGATCGTGCGTTCAAAGTTGGCGTTCCATGCCGAGAGCAATCCGCCGCCGATGATCCAACCGGCAAGCCGCTCATCAATCGGGTCACTCGGCAACCATACCTGCACGTCGTCAGACCACGGGGCCTTGTATGCCATGCACCAGATGTCGGTTGAGGGATCAGCGGCGTACTTATAGACGCCTGTCTTTCGGAGATCGATGGCGCTGCGCGTCTCGAAGTCTATGCTTACTACCATATTCTCTCCACTTTTTTGTCGGTGTCACGTTTGCTTTCCCTGTAGCTGGCACAGAACGCATAGTGCCGTCAACAAAAAAAAGTTCTTGCGTTCGATATTCAAACTGTGCCACCCAAGAAGGGCAACAAGGGAGTAAGGGAGATTATGGTTAGCAGATTTACTGCGTGGAGTCCTGAAGAGGACGACCAACTCAAAGAACTTTATGAGAATAACATATCGCTTGTGCAGATTGCACGGGTGCTTGACCGTACAGTTGAGTCCGTTGACTGTCGGCGCAGAAAGACTGGACTAAGGCGGGACGTTGTTCGTGAGAAAGCCCCACCGCCGGAAGACTTTGCGGAGATGCTACAGACTATGAACGTAAGCCAACTCATGAAACATTACGAACGTGCAAGGTCTGTGATCTGCCGTTGGATGCTAGAACTTGAACTCACAACTATAGTTAAAGGTGGGAGGAAGAAAGTCATACCGCCTACCTTCGCCAAGGTGGCCCCGACTATGACTTGCGCCGAACTAATGCGTTTATATAATGCCAATCGCGTAACGGTTCGGGGTTGGCTTCAAGAATTGGGCATCCACCCGATGTCGATTTGGGATCGTCGTGCATTAAAGGCCAACCCCATTCCGGCTAAGACCGAGGAAGATACCCCTGCTACTCGGCGTGAGTTAAGTGGTCGCACGAAATTGGTGGCCGTTGAAGCGGCAAAGTTTCTGCGCCGCTATCACCCATCTGTCCATCGCGCAGATATAAAGATGTTTGAGCATTCATCCCACACTTGGGGTGACGTTAACAATGTGCCCTTTCGCGGCATCAATCAGTATTATGTCGCAGGTAAAGGCATCATGTGGAGCGATGACCTCATCGCTTACGCTGAATCAAGAGGCTTTAAGATAAAGGAGTTAACCTAATGACACGTCCAATTAAAACTACTGAAGAGAAAACACCTGTCGTGAACGAGAAGGAAGCGATTATTGCTTGGCTTCGCACTGGCAAGATGAATATGTTTGAGCGCAGCACACGTTGGCTGGCTGATCGGATTGAAGCAGGGGAGCATTTGAAATGAAACAGGTATTAGCAGCACAACTGGCCGAGTGGATCGACAACAACACACATGGCTATGCCAAACGCGATGGCAACATAATAAATATCGAAGGCAGTATTGATGCCTACGAACTTGCACTATATGTTCAGTCGCTTGGCGCGGGGAGAAGCACAGAGCAAATCCTTAACGACAACCGGACTTCATATACCGGACGGAGTTTTGCTAGGGGGGTCTAGTAATGAGTAAGATTAGATGGAAGGATGAA